AGCCGTAGACCTGCAAGCCGCGCAGGATTTGGCCGAACGTCATTTCCGAACGCATCGTTTCGACGTTGGTGATCTGCGAAGCGAAGGTCAGGCCGTGGGCATGACCAGCATAGATCGCGCACTCACCCGCCGCCAGACCAGCCGCCACACCCTGCGGGAGCAGGTTGGAGACATAGACCGTGAAGCGGTCGATCATGCCGAGGCGCCCGTTGCGGAGCATCGACACGCCGTCGCCGGACAGATAGGCCTGACGCAGTTCCGAACGCTTGATCATCGTGGAGAACCACGTCGGGATGATCACCCAGCGGCCGGTTTCCGGGATGTTCTGTTCGTCCAGAGCCTGACCGAGGCGGAGCAGAACGTCGAGGACGTCCACTTCACCGACGCCGGGATCGGTGGCGACGACGGCCAGCGGCGTGGTGGTCGCGCCGAGGTTGATGTCACCCGAGATTTTGCCGGCTGTGGTGCCACGGTTCAAGGCGGCGCACTGGTTGTAGAGGCCGGTCAGCACTTCCGTATCGATAACGATCTTCATCTGTTCCGACGCGTCGTCGGACCACATGCTGATGTTGTTGAGGTCGGACTGGACCTCCATCACGTCGTCCAGGATCGTATTGAAGTACTTGCCCTTGTCGATGGTCAGGTCGATCACGGAGCCCTTGGGGCGTTCGAGTTCGAGCAAGCCGTCGGCGCGGTAGTCCTTGATCGTAACAGTCGGCTTGGTGCGGATTTTCACCGTGTCGCCGTGCTTCTTGATCTCGCCTTCATAGTCGGTATTCGAAATGGCGGCGAGGACGGTGGCAGCATAGAATTTCTCGACCAGCTTGCCCGACCAGATTTCGGGGATAAAGCCAGCCGCGTCAAGGCCGTTGGAGGCCGAGCCGGTCGGGTAGATTGGCGGTGTGGTTACGCCGGATGCATTGGGAAACGAGGCCATAGCCGTTTAATCTCCGAGGAAAACTTGAGGTTTACCGCACTCGTCCCGCCCTCTGCGCCGCAAAAATGCGGGCTTCAAGCTCGTTCTTGTCTGCATCGTTGCCCCGGTAAACACCGCGCGCCACGTCAGCATAGAACTTGGTGATCTGTGCGTGAGTGATGATTTCCTCATCTACCCCGGGTTCGCCGCTGTTCGGCGCTGCCGGTGCACTGGCTCTGCCCGGTGCCGCGAATTGTTCCAGCGGAACCTTGCCGCCATTGGCGGGAGGGGCCGGGATCGCGGGGGACGGTGCAGCCTCAGCGAGGTAACCGTTAAAGAAGCGGAGCACTCGGTCAGCATCACCCTGTG